GGAACTGCAGCAGGTAGAAGTAATGCTGATGTATTTCAAGGCACTGCATGGTATCTTGATACGGGAGATAATTCTGTAGAAGGGTTTAATGCGGCAGGGACTGATACTTTAATTTTGGATGGTACCACAAGAGGTGGACTAGGAGGTTCAATGGTTTATTGTAGAGCGGCTGCTGATGGCATTTGGCTTATACAGGCGAACTTAAATGGTTCGGGTACAATGGTTACCCCTTGGAGCTAATAGATAATTTTGTGAGCTCCTTCGGGAGCTTACAATTAAGGAGATAAAATTATGTCAACGTTTACAAGTGACCAAACAACCATTAACATGGCGGTAATAACTACGAATACTTTGGCGAGAACAGGTAGATGTAGAGTTACATCTATTCAAGGTGAAGGCATTGCGGGTGCTATTTTAGTTTTGTATGACTCAGTGGATACAGGATCACTAGGTACTGCAGTAGCTACTTATAACTATAATACTGAGGGACTATCAGTTTACGTTCCAGGTTCAGGTATTTTATTTAAAAAGGGGATTTGTTACCATTTAACCGGAGCACTTGGAAGCGTTACGGTGACTATCACCGGGGCCTAGGAGGTTTCTGTGGCTAACACTACTTCAGGCGCTTACACTTTTGATAAGAATTTAAGCATCGACGAAATTATTGAAGATGCATACGAAAGAATTGGTATGCAGGGTTCTTCTGGTTATCAATTAAAGACAGCTAAAAGATCATTAAATATTTTATTTTCAGAATGGGGTAATAGAGGACTTCATTTTTGGGAAGTAAAGAATCAAAACGTTACATTAGTAGATGGGCAAGCTGTTTATAATTTTTATCGTTCCCCTTCTGATGGTGCTTCAGATGGTATTAGTACGACCCTAACAGGGGCGATGACTATCAATCAAACTACCGTTCCCTGTACCTCGGTTACGGGTATGCCAACAAGCGGCATTGTAACTATCGGCACAGAACAAATTACATACACAGGAATTTCTACTTTAGATTTAACAGGAGCAGTTAGAGGGGCTAATGGAAGCACCGCAGCTACTCACAGTACAAGTGATGCTGTTCTACAATTTCCTGATGGAGTGACAGATATTCAAGAAGCAGATTATAGAGTAAAATCCACTTCGGTTGATACACCGATGACTAGAATTAGTAGATCGCAGTATCAAGCTTTTTCAAACAAAACCGCTTCAGGTTTACCTACTCAATACTGGGTCCAAAGATTTATAGATAAAGTTACAATGACTTTATATTTAACTCCAGGGGCATCTCAAGATGGAAACTTTATTAATTTTTATTATACAAAAAGAATTGATGATGTTGGTGCTTATACAAATGCATCCGATGTACCTTATAGATTTGTACCTTGTATGATTGCAGGTTTAGCTTATTACTTAGCAGTTAAATATGCCCCACAAAGAGTTCAACCGTTAAAATTGTTATACGAAGACGAACTAGCAAGAGCTGAATCTGAAGATGGTTCTTCTAATTCTACTTATATAGCTCCAAAAATTTACTATCCGGGGATTGGTTAATGACTAGTTTTTCGCAAGGTAAATATGCCTTAGCAATATCTGATCGTTCTGGAATGGCATTTCCATACAATGAAATGGTTAAAGAATGGAATGGTGCATTAGTACATATGTCAGAGTACGAACCTAAACAACCACAGCTACAACCTAAACCCACTAATGCCGATCCACAGGCTTTACAAAGAGCAAGACCAGCTAGAACAGAATTTGGAACACAAGATTTTTTACCTTTAAATCCGTTTACCACTGCATCTAATACAACTTTAACAGTTTCATTTCCCAATGGTTCATTACAAGTTAATGATGTTTTGAGGTTTACTGCAGTTAAAGAAGCTGTTGGTGGAGTAACAATTGATAAGTTTCAATTACAAACAACGTTAAATGGAGATATTAGCGATAGTGCTACAACAATAACTTTAACGGATGGATCTAATTTTCCAACTGCTGGGTTTATTATGATTAAAAAACTTTTAACTTCATCAGATACAAGTGACCCATTAAAAGTGGGGACATATCAAAACGAAGTTATTCAATATACTGGAAGATCAACTCATAATTTAACTGGATGTACTAGAGGAACATCTTGTGTTTATAGAGGATATACACCACCTGCAACAACAGCGGGTTCTCATGATTCAGGAGCCGTGGTCTATGGGTCATTTAAAGTTGCTTCTTTGGTAGGGACAAGTTATATTAACGATGCTAACACAACGGTAACAGATTATAATAGTTTTACATTAACATTACCTAGTGCTGCAACCGGCACTGCAACAGGAGGAGGATCTAATTGTGTTATTAGTCCTCTTAACATAGAGAGTTTATAATGGCTGGATACACACTTTCAGAATTAGAAGCGGACATTAGAAGTTATACTGAAATAGACAGTACTGTTTTTAGTGGTGCTACTTTAGGCAGGTTTATAGAAAATGCAGAATATAGAATTAATCAAGAACTTCCAATGGACGCCGCTAGATATGTGTCCGAGGGTACATTGGTTGTAAATGACAACACTATAAATTCGCCGGGTAAAGGAACTAAAGGCACTACTGGTGCTTTATTTATTAGAGGTGTTGAAGTGTTTAACAGCACAGCTGACACAGAAGGTAATGGTACTTGGCTAGAGAAAAAAGACCAAACTTATTTAGCAGAATTTGTAGACAGAAGATATGGTCCGGAAGGAACAATACAATCTCCTACAGATACCGCTAATTCCGTAACAGGATTCCCTAAGTATTATGCCATGTTTGGTGGTGCTACAGGAGATTCTGATACTACTTCAGGAGGTCTTTATATAGCCCCTACACCTGATGCTAATTATCTGTATAGAATATATTACAACATGGTGCCTCTGGGATTAGAGACTAAAACTTCTGGGACTTATGTAAGTAAGTACTTCCCACAAGGGTTATTATATGCCTGCTTGGTAGAAGCATACGGATTTTTAAAAGGTCCAATGGAGATGTTGACATTGTATGAAAATAAATATAAAAATGCTATACAACAGTTTGCAGGAATGCAACTGGGTAGACGAAGACGAGACGATTACACTGACGGAACAGTCAGAATACCAGTCAAGTCCCCGTCTCCCTAATTAAGGAGAAAACTTATGGCAATAACATCGGCAGTATGTAACAGCTTTAAAAACGAAATTTTAACAGCCGTTCATAATTTTACAGCAACGACTGGTAATACTTTTAAAATAGCTTTGTTCACAAGTTCGGTAACACTTGGCGCGTCTACAACAGTTTATTCTGCGACTAACGAAATTACTAACTCGTCTGGAACAGCATACACAGCAGGTGGAGCGGCTTTAACAAACATAACTCCATCTTTAGACAGTTCGACAGCTTGTTGTGACTTTGATGATGTCTCTTGGACATCAGCTTCTTTCACAGCTAATGGATGTTTAATTTATAATAGTACTGCTACACCAGATAATGAACAAGCTGTTTGTGCAGTAGCGTTTGGTGGAGACAAAGTAGTTTCATCTGGAACTTTTACAATTCAGTTTCCTGCTAAAGCAGCAACTACCGCTATAGTCAGAATAGCATAAGGAGGAAATCCTTATGGCATCAGTCTGGGGTGGTGATAGTCCTTCCGTAGCCTGGGGGCGAAATTCTTGGGCATCTAATACTGTAACAATTTCTTTAACAGCACCAACTAGTTTAACTTCATCCGTTGGAGCTATTACTCCACCGGAAATGCAAGTAGGATTAACTGGTCTTAGTATAACTTCTAGTGTTGGAAGTGTTGCCGCTGATCAAACCATAACCGTACCATTAACAGCACCTTCAGCTATGACATCTTCTGTGGGTTCTATATCCATGGCGTTTGTACAATTAACAGCACCTTCTCAATTAACATCTGAACTCGGTACTTTTGATAATGCCGGAACTTTAGTTGGTTGGGGTAGAAATGGCTGGGGCGAAGAAGGCTGGGGCAATTCATTTAATGTAATTGTTCAACCTAGTGGTGTTGGTGCAACGGCTTCAGAAGGATCTCTTACTATTGAAATTGTAGTTCCTTTAACAGCACCAACTAATTTAACTTCTTCCGTAGGATCTTTAACTACTGCTATTGAAAATTTCATTCCATTAACAGCACCTTCGGCTGTAACAGCTTCTGTTGGAGCTATAGTTCCTGCAATTGGAGTTCCTTTAACAGCACCAACTAATTTAACTTCTTCTGTGGGAGCCATAA